GCTCTCGTCATGCTCTCGATGGTGCGCGACGTGGACGACGTGGACGAAGCTGCACGCATCCTCGAGACGGCCGAAGACCGCAAGGAGATCATCGACCTCTGCCGCATGCTCCTGAAAGGCAAGCTCCGCCACACGGACATCCTCACCACGCTCAAGGCCATGCCTGAGATGACCGCGGAGTCGGCGCGGATCGTGATCGTGAACTACGTCCAGGCCGTGGCCATGAACGCGAAGAGCGAAGACGACTTCCTCGACCTCTGCGACATCCTGGCCCGCTTCGGCCGCCCGTATCCGGCGACGGACAAGCTGGCGCCGCTGCTCGTGGACCTCGCGTCCTTCGTGGGGTGATACATGGCGAATCTCGAGTACTACCGTGCCCTGCTGCCGGTGGACAAGCATGCTCTCGACGATGCGCTGGAACGCCACGCGCAACTCCAGGAGGAGATCGGGCGTGAACTGAACCTCGCGCAAGCTGCTGCCAGCCGCGCGAAGGACGACCTCGCCACTGTCGAAGCAAACCTGTTCAAAGACCTCAAGAGCAGCGGCGAGAAGATCTCCAACGAGGTCTGCAACGCAACCGTGCAAACGCACCGACTGCGTGAGAAGGCGTATGACGTTCTGCTCACACTCCAAGGCGAGGTCAACGACTGGGCGAAGCTCTATGACGCTTGGCAGCAGCGAGGCTGGTCCATCAAAACCCTCGGCGAGCTGTATAGCTCGGAGTACTTCAGCCTGACCTCCGTCGGTGGCGAGCGCCGCATGCACGAGGTCGACATCCGGCATATCCGGCAGGAGCAGCGCGGCATGGTGCAGCGGCGCAGCTTCGGTAAGTGAACCGCACTGATAAGGAAACAGAAATGGAACGACGCTCTACTCGCGACGATGACCGTGGCCGGGATCGTGACCGTGACGACCGCGACAGCCGGCGTGGCCGAGATCGGGATGACGACCGAGGGAGTCGTGACCGGGGCCGTGGTGATGACCGCGGTCGGGATCGCGATGATCGTGGCCGTGGTGAGGACAGCCGCAGCCGTGCAGGCGGTGGCTACAACTACGTCCGCCGCAGTTACGAGCAGACGGAGAAGCGCGCCAACGCCTCCACGAAAGACTTCGACTCGTTCTTGCGTGACGACATCAAGACCTTCAAGCCCAGCGACGGCGAAAACACGATCCGTGTGCTGCCGCCGGGCTGGGACGATCCCGAGCACTACGGGATCGAGGTTCACGTGCACTACGGCATCGGTCCGGATGAGCAAGCGTACCTCTGCGCTGAAAAGCACGGCAAGGGCTCCTGCTGCATCTGCGAAGCTCGCGTTCGTGCGCAACGGGACGGCGAGGACGAGGACTACGTGAACAGCCTCAAGCCCACCAAGCGTGGCCTCTTCTACCTGATCGACCGCAACCACGAGAAGGACGGTGTTCTGGCGTGGGCGTCCCCCTGGTCGGTGGACACGGGCATCACGAAGGTGAGCGTGGACCGCAAGACTCGCGAGGTGCTCGCTATCGACGACCCCGAAGAAGGCTTCGACGTCGAGTTCGACAAGAAGGGCAAGGGCATCGGCACGAAGTACGAAGGCATCGCCATCGCGCGACGTTCCAGCCCACTCGGCAAGCCCGAATGGCTCGACTTTGCACTCGACAACCCACTCCCTGACATTTTGGTGTTCCATGACCAAGCTCACATTGAAAAGGTTTTCAGCGGCGGTTCTCCCCGTAAGTCTGAAAGCCGTGGCTCTGACCGTGATGGCCGTGATCGCGACTCCAGTCGTGGTTCTCGTGATCGGGATGACAATGACCGCGGTGGCAGCCGGGATCGCGATGATCGTGACGGCCGCAGCAGCTCTCGTGACCGGGATCGTGGCGATGAGCGTGACAGTCGTTCTTCTCGCAGTGATCGCGATGATCGGGGGGATCGTGATCGCAGTGCAAGCCGCCGTGGCACACCTGAAGTGCCGAGCTGGGACGAGCTGGAGAAGATGGAAGGCGACGAGCTGGACAAGGTCGTGAAAGACCACGACCTCGACATCAACCCCAACGACGCGAACAGCGATGAGGAACTGCGCGAGGACATCGCCAAGGCCCTCAAGATCGAACGCGAATCCAACGACGACCGCATGAGCAGCATGCGCCGCAGCACGCGCCGCTAAGGAGCACACAATGGCAACTCGCCGGACTATCACGTCCCAAGCGGTTGCGGAACAGGTGGGGGCTTCGGCCTCCACTTCTGTTTCGTACTTCGCATCCGGGGACAGCAAGACGAACATTGACTTCATCAGCAGCGGGGCCACGGTCATTGACTGCGCGCTGGGCGGCGGTTACGCCGGTGGTCGTGTCGTGAACATCGTGGGCGACCGCAGTGCTGGCAAGACGCTGCTCGCGATGGAGGCCGCCACGAACTTCGTCATGAAGCACAAGACAAAGCACCCCAAGATTCGTGTGCGGTACGACGAGTCGGAGGCCGCCTTCGACCCGGAGTACGCTGCGGCGCTGGGCACGCCGATCGAGTACATCATCTTCAACGCGGAGAACAAGCCGACCGAGACGGTCGAGGACATGCACGCGAACCTCGAGGCGTACATTGAGCAGTGCGAGAAGGAGGAGATGCCGGGCCTCTACATCATCGACTCGCTCGACGCACTCAGTGACGAGGCCGAGATGGGGCGCGAGATCGGTGACGCTTCCTATGGCGGCACCAAGCCGAAGAAGATCGGTGAGATGTTCCGTCGGCTGGTGCGGCGCATGGAGGCCGCTGGCGTCACGATGATCGTGGTCAGTCAGATCCGCGACAAGCTGAACGTGTCCTTCGGCGAGACGAAGACGCGCAGCGGCGGCCGAGCGCTCGACTTCTACTGCACACACATCGTCTGGATCGTCGAGATCGGCAAGATCAAGCGCACGATCCGGGGCGAGGAGCGCGTGATCGGCATTGAGGTCGAGCTGAACGTCAAGAAGAACAAGGTCGGTCCTGCTTTCCGCAAGGCCCGCTACACGGTCATGTTCGGTTACGGTATCGACGACATGATGGCCAGCGCGGACTGGCTGTGCAGTGTGGGGCGCGAGAAGCGGCTGCACGAACTGGGCATGCGCAAGGCGCCAGAGCGGGCGAAAACCAAGGCAGAAGGCGCTGCGCGAAAGACGGCCACCTCGGACGCCCTCCCCAGCTACAAAGAGGTGCTCGCGGGTCTTCGTGACAAGGGCGGCCCCGAGGCTCGCAACATGCGAATGTCCCTCGCGCAAGCGGTGAAGGAGGAGTGGTCCGTCATCGAGATGGAGCTCCTGCCCAAGGCCACGAAGTACTGAGGCTCGACATGCAAGGTCCCTACCACCTCGGCCGGCGCTTCACATGCACCGTCATGGGTCACACCATCACGGTCATCGGCCCCGCTCACATCGCTGAAGCAGTCGCGGTGAACGTCTCGCAGGACGACTGGGTGTTCGACCAGGGCGAGGCTTTGGTGGGTGGGCCTGACGACATGCTCTATCAACCCAGGAAGGTAACACATGGACATCATACAGAAGCAACACGATCAGGACCTGCTTCTCCTGACCGCGCACAACTACCGAGGCGAAGGGAGTCCGAAAGTGATGTGGGTGACACGCGAACGGTTCCAGCGCGTCCCGCAGCAAAACGTGGAACGTTTCAAAATCGAAGTGGTACAAACCGCGGCCTATGGGACAAGTGAATGGAAGGTTGCAAATGAAACCGCTTTGCCTTGACCTGGGCACCACCACCGGCTGGGCTGTCAATGACGGTGCAGGACTCGCCTCTGGTACACAGAGCTTCAGCTTCAACGCACGGTACGAGGGTGGCGGTATGCGCTTCCTCAAGATGCGGCGGTGGCTCGATGAGATGCGCAAGCTGACAGGCTTCGACCACCTGTTCTTCGAGGAAGTGATGCAGCGGGCTTTGAGCATCGCTGCCGGTCACGTCTACGGCGGGTTTCTCGGCACTGTCACTGCATGGTGTGAGGAGCAGGGCATCCCTTACGAGGGCATCCCCGTCGGCACCATCAAGAAGTTCGCGACCGGCAAAGGCAATGCCGGCAAAGACCAGATGATCGCCAAAGCCGTTCAGCTCGCCGTGAGGCAAGTCAAGGACGACAACGAGGCGGACGCGATCTGCCTCCTCTTCTACATTCGGAGCATTCATGAAGCTGCCCGCACTCCTGACAGCAGACCTGCACCTGACAGCAAACCCGCGCGACGAGTACCGGTGGGGTCTGTTCCCGTGGCTCGCCGAAGTTTCAAGAGATGAGGATGTCAAGTCTATCGTGATCAGCGGGGACACCCTAGATGCCAAGGACTACCATTCAGCCACGCTCCTCAACCGGGTCGTTGATAGCCTGTGTGGACTTCGTGCAGACGGGCGCCATGTCTATGTCCTTATGGGCAATCACGACTACCTCATCGGGGACCAGCCTTACCTCCGTTTTCTCAACCACATTCCCGGTATCAGCTACATCTGGAAGCCAACCGAGGACCACGACCTCGAAGGCCCGCCGACGTTCTTCTTGCCCCACACGAAGCACCCCGCGCGCGACTGGGCTGGCATGGACTTCAGTCACTACCAGTACCTGTTCATGCACCAAACGCTCAAGGGCGCAATTGCCAGCAGCGGAGTCGCGATGGAGGGTGAGGAAGTGCCGGAGCTGAACGCCCACAAGGTCTTCAGCGGTGACATCCACGTGCCTCAGATCTGCGGCCCACTGGAGTACATCGGCAGTCCCTACCACGTGCACTTCGGTGACAAGTTCGAGCCACGCGTTATCTTGCTGGACCGTCGCGGCCGTCAGGAAGACCTCGAGTTCCCCACGATCTCGCGTCTCACCCTTACCGTGGGTTCGCTGCGTGAGCTGAAGCGCCTTGATCTGAGCAAGGGCTCACAGGTGAAGCTGCGTATGAAGCTCCAGCCTGAGGAGCGCTTTGACTGGCAGCGCATTCGTCGCGAGGCGACTGGCTGGCTGCAGGACAAGGGTGTGGTGGTCGCTGGTGTGGAGTTGCTGATGGCCACGGAGCGGCGCCGCATCAAGTCGCTGCAAGAGCGCGCGGGGGTTGCTGCTGTACCTGATGCGGTGCTGAACTACGCGCTGCATCAGGAGCTGGGCGCGGATGCGCTCGAGATTGGCTACGAACTGGTGGAGCAGTCGTGAAGCCCCTACAACTCTACCTCGAGAACTTCGGCTCGTTCGTGGAGCCGCAGCGCTTCCACTTCCCGCACAAGCCAGGCCTCTACTTCATGTGGGGCAAGAACGTCGCGGAACCTCGCTTGCAGGCGAACGGTGCAGGCAAGAGTACCGTGTGGAATGCGCTGACCTGGTTGTTTTACGGACGCAACACGAAAGGCCTCAAGGCCAGTGACATCGCGAACTGGGGCGTGGGTAAGAAGACGAAGGTGGCGCTGATCTACCTCGACTCGAACGGAGCTCCTTGTCGTGTGACTCGCACGTGGTCACCGAACAGCTGGACGTTCGAGTGCAGTGACCACTACCACGACGCGGAGGCCTTTGGTGACGCGCCGGTGATCGACCTCGACAAGGGTACGTCCAGTGAGCTGATGGATGCGCTGAGGCTCGACTTCACGGCGTTCACGCAGACGGTCGTGATGCCCCAAGGCAGCGAGCTCTTCATGGAGCTGAAGCCGGACGCCCAGACCGCACTGTTCAGCGATGCTATGGGGCTGGAGAGGTGGATCAAGTTCAGCGAGCGAGCATCTGCTCGTGCAAGGTCTGAGGACATGGAGGTCAGGCGACTAGAGCGTGACCTCTCGCACATCGACGGCAGACTGGCTGCCGCACGCGACGTCGACACGACTGCTGAGTACAACGCGTTCGAGGATGAACGCGAACGTAGGCTCGCACTCATCAACGATCAGATGTATGAGCTCTCGAGTGCGACCATCGACCCCGACAAGGAGGTCAAGTGGGCAGCGGACAGGGTTGACGATCTGCGCAAGGAATGGCGCAAGCGGAAGGATGCTGTCACGGACGTTGAGCAGCGTCGTCACCTTGCGATGCGCGACTACGGTGCTGCCTGTTCCTCAGTCGGCCATGCTCGCGATGGACTGGAGTCTGTTCGAGACATGCAGCGCAACCCGGAAGAGTACAACACCTGCCCGACCTGCCACAAACCGATGGGCAAGGGCTTGGAGCTCCGCGAGCACAATCACAAAGAGATCACACGCCTCTCCAATCTGCTTACCCAGTGCGAAGCGACTGAAAGAGAGCTGTACCGAAAACAGCTGGAACTGAACAATGATTTTGAAGCTGCCCGCAAAGCACTCTTCAAAACAGAAGACGAACTCGATGCGGCAGAGGACGCTCTGAAGGCTGCACAGCGTTTGAAGTCTGAAACCAAGGCCGCATGGGACCGACTGGAACGTGAAGAGGAAGAGTGGAAGAGGAAGGTGAATCCGCACAAGAAGATGCGTGATGAGCTGCGAACCACGATCCGCAACCTCGAATCCGAGCGCAAAACCGTGATGCAGGCGCTGAATCAGGCGGAGACGGCGTTCGCAGCCTCGAGTGCCTGGGTCAGGGGCTTCAAGGAGATTCGACTGGCGCAGATCCAGGATGCTTTGGATCAACTGTCGATCGAGGTGAATAACCAGGTCGTCGCGAATGGACTCGAGGACTGGGAGTTGGTTTTCGGCATCGACCGTGAGTCGAAAGGCGGCAGTATCCAGCGCGGCTTCAACATCTCGGTTTACTCCCCGCACAACAAGAAGTCGGTGCCATGGAAAGCATGGTCTGGCGGCGAATCACAACGCCTCATCATCTCGGGACAGCAGGGCTTTGCGAACCTTGTACGTGCCCATACAGGCACCCAGCTCGACCTCGAGGTGTGGGACGAGCCAACTACAGGCATGTCGGAGCAGGGCGTCAAGGACTTGCTGGAGTCACTGCACGCGCGGGCGCATGCGGAAGGTCGGCAGATCTGGGTCGTCGACCACCACACCTTGGGCTACAACAAGTTCGACGGTGCGATGGGGGTGATCAAAGGCCCGAACGGCAGTTATTTCAAAGAAGGCTTCCCGACGGTATAGCTTGCCGTCCGCCCTCAACTACCACATGACAAACATGCACGCCGTTCAAATGCCGCTGGCGCTCAACATGGGAGCACTCCTGGGTGAGCCTCAGCCCTCGACCTACATCGAAATGTACCTGGGCCTCACGAGCTGGAAGCGCAGCGGTGACGACCCTCCTGACTACGTGGGCTGGTACCGCACCTGGGAAGGTGAAGGCAAGCCTCCGACCCGCCGCTTCTTCAACGGCCGCTTGTGGAGCATGCCTGTCACGAGGTACATGAGCGACGAGCTCGTGGAGGTCAAAGCGGAGTACTTCGAGGACGCTTACCGCAGCGACCAGATCATCTGGTGCGGTCTGCGCAAGCCCCACCTGGTCGGGTACTTTCACCCCATCACCGTCAGTGATCGCACCAAGCGTGTGCGCGAATCTCGGGAGTAGATCATGAACAACGGAGGACTATTTCAATACCAACAGTCTCTCCGTGAGTTCGCTGAACTAGGAGAAGTGACCATGGGATCTTTGACACTTGACGAGTACATTGCGCACCTGTGCAAGCTCCGAGATGAGCATGGTGGGCAACTCGAAGTACAGAAGTGGCTCCCTGCAAAGGGACGGCATGCTGCGCCGGTGCCTGTGATCGCTTACAAGCGCACCTACGACAAGAAGGGCTCCGCCGGTGAGGTGAGCCCTCAGTTCTATAACAAGGAGCACGACAACCCGGTCCAGCGCGGTGAGCCGGTTGTCCGCATCTAGCTAGTCTTCCCAGACTGGAGCGAGTCGATACGCTCGTCCTTGCGAGCGCTGCCCGAGCTGCTGCCGAAATAGTACTGCACGACAGCCTTCATCTCGCTGACTGCGTAGCCGATGAGCGTGCCAGCGAGCACACTGTCCACCTTTGTCACCCCGGCCAGTGTTGCAGCGATCATCGCGATGCCACTGCCGATGATCAGGTACGCGAGAATCCGCGTGGTCACATCACCGGTCGCCGTCTCACGCTTGCGAGCGCTGTCACGGTCCCCGGCGAACGTCTGCTCCATTGCGAGCCCATGGTCTTTGTTCAGCTTCTCGAGGTCGATGCCCTGCTGACCGAGAACTTCCGCATGCTTCTGGTCAGCGGCCCGGATCGCTGCAATGGTGTCGGGTGTGAGGCCCGTCTGCACTACCTTCGTGATGTCGTCTTGTGTTGCCTCGGGAGTGAGCCCTAGCGCTTGCACGATCGCAGTGGTTGCGGTGCCTGCAAGCGGCCCACCGAGCATGGTGGCGAGTGTCGGGGCGATGCTGGAGATCGCTTTCTTCAGATCGAAACCCATACGTCCTCCTAGACGTTTGACGTGTAGAAGGCCTGCACGGTGAGGAAGGCCGCGCTGTAGCACGGTGGGTCGCCGTCGATGACACCGCGCTGCGCCTGCACCGTGACCTGTATACTCATGGTCGGGTTGTCGGTCAGCAGGTCGACGTTCGCTCGAATCGAATCAGCGATAGGGACCAGCATGTCGTCGTAGTGCGAGTTCGTGTTCTTGGCGAGCTCGTCCTGCGCGAACTCGAGGACTGCGTCCTTGTTGCGACCGATGACCGTGAAATTGATGCCGTTCATAAAACCTCCTATCAGATGAGTGCTGCACGAATCCTGGCAAGCCAGGCGTGCCGTTCTTTCAGGCCCAGCATGGCGCGATTAACCGCCTTCGTGAGCCCATTGAAATCGCCACGATCCGCAAACGCATTGCCGTGAACCTTTGCGTAGTAGTGTGCCGAGGTCAACGCACCGTCCAGCGGCTGCGCAACCAGGTCCGGGTTCTCGATGTAGTCCCCGCCACATGCCATCATGGCATCGAGGTAGTTGTCACGCAGCGTGAGGTTGAACGGCCCCCGGCCACGGTACTTCCACCCGTCACCTGACGACTCGCTGCCATTGCCGCCTTTGTTCGCGTAAACGCGATTGGCGACCGCTACCGGACCTTGTCGTGTTACCTCTGCCGCGTCAGCGATGCTGTCAAAGCGGTCGGGGAAGATCAGATAGGCGCGATCAGCACGGTACCTGAGATCCTCCTCCAGCGACAGGAACCCATTCGACTCATGGCACGCCTGCGCGAGGAAGAACGCGACACGCTCTTCCGTGTTGATCTCGAAACGTAAAAAAGCCCCGTGAAGAGGCTCGATCCATTGCTCTGCGACCGCAGACTTGAGACCTGCGCGTACCAGCTTTTCGACTGTCAGGGCTTCCATCCGTGATTCCTCGCGTACTCTTCGACAAGATGCTTCAGCAAGAAGAAGGTCCCCGTGATGGCAGACCAAACCAGTGCCGGCACTGTCTTCTCGATAATCGCCTGGCGCAACTTCACTCTCTGCGCCTGCGACTGGACTGCGAGTGACAGGAACTGCCTCTCCTCTTCAGATGGCACAGGAAGATTGCCAATGGCCTTCTCGACTGCGCTGGTGACAATGCTGGGCAGGTCGGCCACGAGGTCGTCCATGCGCTGGTTGGCTTGTTTCGAGAGCGCGGAGGCGGCTGCGGCGTCCCGCATAACCTTTCGCAGTGTTTCTTCCTCGGACATCTTCCTTCTCCTTTGGTACTTCAGTCATATTGCGCCGAGTCGATCACCAGCACATCCGTGGCGTAGTAGATTGCGGTGTTGAGGGGTGCGTCCTCGATACCATCGAAGCTGTCGCGCTGGCCGGTGCGCTGGATGGTGCCAGCAGACGGGAACCCCCAGGCTCCTTGGTAGTTGAACGCTCGGTACAGCCCCCCACCAGAGCTATAGCTCTTATTCCGCAGCATGCGTGCATCCCCTAGGACTGCAGGAGCAGACACGGATGTTGTCGCAAGAACGACACCTGTGCTGTAGGCAAGGGCCTCACGGAGGAACAAGCAGCGACGGCCCAGATCCCAAGCCAGCGCCCCGTCCTTGTCATAGATTGCGAGTCCGTAGGTATCAGTGACACTCGTTGGCCGCGCGAAGCAATACACGTCAACACCCGAGAGCAGCGTTGCATAGGCTGCGGACGTATTGCTCGCGTTGCTGCTCCCTTCCACGCCCGAGGTTGCTGTGATCTGGATCTCCCAGACACCGCCCCCCACATCAGTGACGCTGCGCAAGCAGTACCAGAAGTCACCCTGAACTAGTTTCATGAACACCAGCGGCGGAGTCGCTGTCGTGATCCGGTATGTGAGGTACCCGACACCTGTGTTTGAGTTGGCGGTCGTGCTGTAAAGCGTAGCCTTGCCGACGAAGTTCAGCCCGAACGCATCAGAGCTAAGGACCAACCCTCCTGAGGGGTTAGTGATTTGCAATCCATAGGCCATGAGCGCTCCCTACTCAACCCACAGGCTGACAATGATGGTGAACGAGACTCCTGAAACGTTGAAGCGCGGATAGCCCAGCGCGTAGTCAACGTTCACGCCTGTTGGGAATGAAGCGCGTGTCGATCCGTAGATGTTGCGCAGCGTTACCGTTTTCCCCGCCAGGTCGGGGAATGTCTTTGTGTCAGTGTCGCCGGCGTTGTACTTGAAGATGCCGATGCACACACCGGCCATCATCTGCACACTGTCAAAGGTCAGTGTGGTGCCATCAGCGGCCCAGGCCCGCAGTCCGTAGACATCGGTCATAGCAGCCCCATACGGACGCGAACGGTGCCGGCCGCGTCCTTCACTTCAACGCGATTTTCGCTAATGAAGACGCCTGCTGACGACCCTCCGTTGATCGTGTTCGATAGTGCGGTGACTGACAGATTCGCAGCAGTAAGCACACCGACCTGAGCGCTGCCGATCGAAGCGTCACCGATCACAGCACTCCTGATAACCACCTTGCCAGAAACGCCTCCTACCGTGCCCACGGTCATCAGAGGTGTGAGCGTACCGTTCTCATCGCCCGGCGTCGCGAATACCAGCTTGTCGGCAACGAAGAGAATCTCCGACTGGCTGATCGTCCCCACCGACTGTGACGCGAGGCCCATGCCCGCGAACACCTTCTTGCCGTCGCTCCGCGTCGTGCTGACCTTCAGTACGTACTGTGCATTCAGCACGCCCGTTTCGGACGCGCGTGTCGACGCCTCAGCCGCGACCGCTGCGGTCAGGGAGCCAGTGGCCGACACCGTGAGGTTGTAGTAGTCGGCCGCTGCCGTCGCGTAGTTGTTCGCGTTGGTCGCGGACGTGCTCGCATTCGAGGCGGACGTGTTCGCAGCAGTTGCGCTGTTCCCCGCGTTGGTCGCGGACGTGCTCGCGCTGCTCGCGTACGTGCTGGCGGAACTGGCGCTACCAGCGGCGTTCGAGGCGGACGTGCTGGCCTGGCCTGCGCTGGTGCTCGCTGCGCTTGCTGACGTGCTGGCAGCGGTTGCACTACTTGCGGCCGCCGATGCGGATGAGCCCGCGTTGCTGGCTTGCGTGCTCGCGGTGCTTGCGCTGCCAGCAGCTGCGGAGGCACTATTCGCGGCATTGGTCGCGCTGTTAGCTGCGTTGGTGGCAGCAGTACTCGCGGTACTTGCACTGCCAGCTGCGTTGGTCGCGGACGTGCTCGCGTTGCTCGCGTAGGTGTTCGCATTGCCTGCAGACGATGCTGCGTTCGTTGCGCTCGTGTTCGCTGCGGCTGCAGATGTTCCTGCGCTGCTGGCCGAGGTCGCGGCGCTGCTGGCGCTGGTTGCGGCGGCGCCCGCACTGCTTGACGCTGCATCCGCGGCACTACTCGCGACTCCCGCTTTCGTGGTTGCGGTCGAGGCGCTGCCCGCTGCGCTGGTGGCGGAGCTGGACGCGTTGTTTGCGTACGTGTTCGCGTTGCTGGCCGCCGTGTTCGCCGACGTGGCGCTGCTGCTCGCTGCGCTGGCGTAATCACCCGCGTTCGTTGCGGACGTGGCTGCGTTGGTGGCGGACGTGGCTGCTGCTGTTGCTGCTGTGCTTGCGGTTCCTGCGGCCGTACTTGCTGTCGTCGCGGACGTGCTTGCACTGCTTGCACTACCTGCTGCGCTGGTGGCGGAGCTGGCTGCCTGCGTGGCGCTGGTGGAGGCGCTGCTGGCTTGCGTGGTGGCGGTAGTTGCAGACGTGGCGGCAGCCTGTTGGGACGTGTAGGCCGCCCCCGCTGACACGGCTGCTGCGTTCTGCGCGGCGAGTGCGTCGATTTTTGCCTGGGTCGCAGTTGCGGCCGAGGTCGCTGCTGACGCGGTGCTGCCATACGTTGTGACCAGGTCACTGACTTTGGTCACAAGGCCAGTGGTCGGCGCGTCGATCTGGTTGAGTCGATTGTTCAGCGACGTCGTGAGCTGATCCTCCGTGAGCGCACCTGCTACAAGAGCAAGGATGTTGTCACGGTTGAGAGCGGCGCCGCCGCTCGTGTTGAAATCCTTGAGGATTGCACCCAGAGACCCCGCAGGGAATGTGCCGGACAGGTCGATGGGGTAGCTCCCACCGAACACAACCTTCAGTTTTGAAGTGATGTCATTGACCACTCCATTATCGACTACGTCTGCCCCAGTGGTGTCAGCGATGACCTGTGCCACGGCGGCCGCGATGACCGAAGATTGTCGGAGCGCCTTGTTCAGCTTTGGGTGCGTGAGGATCCCACTGGTGAAGCCTCGCGTCACGTAGTCAGCGCTATTCCAGTCGGCCTGGGGTGTTACTTCGTTCCCAGTCCCTACTGCGAAAGGCAGAAACTCATTGACCGGCATGACGCCTCCTTAGAGCTTGATGAACGGCCAGACCGCGACGTTGACAGGGCGGGTCTCGTTCGTGATCACGCCTGCGGCATTCAGCGTGCCGTCATAGTCGGCACCGTCGTTGGTGTAATGCCAGTGGTTGTCAGTGTCAGGGTTATTGAAGCCCAACCGACCCGCGCTCGCTGTGCGACCGAACGGCCAGGCCGACGAACTGGTTGCAGCCGCCTCACCGGCGGTTGTCACGTGCTTGTGGGCCTGCACCGAGGGTGCCTGTTGTGAGCCGATCACGCGGCCGGTGTCAAGCCCTCGACCGTCGTCCAGATTGCGGAGGAACACGCCGCGCAGGTCAGGCAGCGTCCATGTGGTAGCACCGTCGCCGGTATTGGGCGAGCCGTAGTACTCCCACAGCTTCTGGTAGATGCCTGTGCGCGGCACGTTGGCACCATTGGCGTAGACGTAGCCTGCAGGCGTAGGGCGCGTCTGGCCTGCCATGCCTGTCATCTGGATGACTGTGCCTCGGGGGTTTGTGTTGTTCAGGCCGGTCACGATCGCAACGACTGCCTGCTTCACCTTGTCTGCGAAGCCTGGCACGTCACCATCGTCGAGAACGTCGAGTGTCGAGTTGTCAGCGGTGAACAGGGCAAGTGCTGCTGCGGCGACCGACGTCTGGCGCCAGACCGTGTTGCACTGGATGCTGTAAGCGGTGCCCGTGCCGAAGCCACTGCTCCTCGCGGTGAGCGCACTGTAAGTCGAATACGACATGACATTGGCGCCACTGCCGGTGCCAAAAGGAAGGTACTGTGAGGTTGCCATGTAGGACTCCTTTAAACAGGTGCGCCGAACGAACCGAAGTCGAGACCGGCGACTTCGGTTGTCGTGTAGACGTCAAGTGCGAAGAACGGAGCGCCCGCCAGGGACGCAAGGATGTAGCCAGCGACTCGAACGCCGGCAGGTTTGGGTGGGATCACGCCCCGCTTGATCATCTCCAGCAGCGCTGCACTGGGTGCGCCAATGATGTAGATCGTGATCGTCATATCCATGTTGTCCAGGACAAAGCAAAGAATGCCTTGTTGCTGGAGCGAGGTGCTGGCGATCTCGTTTACGGTGTCCACCGCGCCGTTCCAGTAGTTCGCCCCGATGCGGGCCTTCAGCACAGCGCGGTACGTCTCGTCATCGAGAATGGTCAGACCGGCGGTGGACTCGAAAGGTCCCAACCAGGCACCCTCGTCGAAGCCTAGGTCGGCGGTGTCGAACGAGAAGAACACGTTCGCGATGGGCACGCGCTGCTTTCTCGAGATGCCGACCCAGATGCCGATGATGTCAAGCTGTGCACCGACCGCCGTGTCTACATCCAGCTCCTGACTTGTCAGTGACTGAGTGAGCGTGATGTTCTCGTTCAGCGCATTCGTCAACAAAGCAACCGTCGCATTGAAGCGAGGTTGCTTTGTGTGCTGGCTGGTGATGAGTGTCGTGTAGTCCATCAGGATGTCACGTTGAGAGTGATGTTTGAGACACTGCAGGTCGCCTTCGCGTTGAACGCGATGATGATGTCTGCGGTACCCACCGACCCAGAGACCAAGCCCGCTTCAAGACTCGTGATCTTGTACGTGTCGGAATCGGGGGCCCCATTCAGCATGGCCGGCACGTTGAGGCGCACCACCACGATGTCATCGCCGACCTCGAGGTTGTTGATGTAAGCCGCAATCGCTTCCTTGATCGCGTCCCCGATGATGGACGTGTAGTTCGAGCCCACCGTGATGTCGATCTCGGCCTTGATCGGTACCAGTGTCGGGGTCGAGAAGTTGATCTCGCGCAGCGCGCCGCTGATGTCTGGCACTTCGACGGTCGTGCTGCCGTATGTGCCGACACCGGGGCTTTTCTTGTTCATGATCACGCCGGCAATCTCGTCAGCGTCACCGCCCTCCACAACCACCGCGATCGAGTGCGCAGGCACACCGTTCGCGTCGGTGGCGCCCGTGTCGTTCTCGTAGATGCGAAGATAGTCCACCCCATCGACCGCACGCAGCGCCGCGTAAAGTGCCTCGATAACGGAGATCGCGCTCAAGGCAGGCGACACCTCCTGACGCACGCGCAACTCCGCATCGGTCTCGACAGGCGATCCCAGGCTTGCCGCTGCGGGGTTTGTGACGGTTTGCCAGCCGGTGGTGGGTGTGAGGATGTTCACGATGGTACCGATGTCGGCTGACACGGCACCTGGCTCCGAACACTCCGCGGTGGCGATGATGGTGCCCGCAGGTGGGATCGTTACCACCGACGGAAGAACCCAGACGTTCCCCAGCGCGTCACCTGCCTGGCCGTTGCTGATGACCGTGCCCGCCACGCCCGTGATGGTCAAGTTGACTTGCGAGGGTGATGCCACCTTGCGCTTGATGTTGTTGATCTTCACTACGTTCGAGAGACCCACGCCTTGCGCGGTCTTGGGGCTGAACGAGTTGTAGACCGCAATCGACATCTGGTTGGCGTCATGCAGCGCCTGTGCGAAGATCGCGAGGAGCTGGCCGTCCTGGCTGTCCGCCTCGAGGTATGCGTCGGCACCGTAGATCGACTGGAACGAAGCCTTGAGCGAGGCGAGGATGTCAGCGTAGGACGGCGCCGTGATGCCCGTGGCCGAGAGCGTGCAGGCCAGTGTGGGGAGTGGGTAGGTCGTCGCCATCTCAGTTTCCTGTGTTGAAGTTCACCAGCGCTGTGCCATATTGGGTCTGCACAAGTGCAGAGACAATGAACGACCTCGCGCTGACACTGCTGCTGTATTGTAGAATTTCGGTAACTCCGGGGGTGCCCAGAATTCTGCCTTTGATCTCAGCATCACGGGTGCCCTGAGTGCCGTAACCCAGAACCTTGTCCATGAAGTCGGTGCCTTCACTGCTGTCGAGGAACCACTCCTTGGTCCAGAGTCCGAGGCGTGTCTTGATGGCCTGTGCGACCGCCTCAGGTGAGTCAGTGAGAAAGCTGTTGAGGCGACCAAACACGTAGTCGCCTGTCGCTGAAAGTGTGCGGTATTTCATGGCTTTGCGGTGGTTGTGTTCGCGGTCGCGCCTTGCGCGGTGTGGTAGTGAGTGCTGCCGACATCCTTGCCGTTGTTGTGGATGGTGCCGGTCGAGGTCTCATTGCCGT